AAGCTGCCCGTACTGAGTAGATGGAAGCACCAGGTTGAGAGGAATTGAGTAAGCCGAGATACCATCATCAACAAGAAGTTTCTTAGCTACAGAAACCGTTGCTACCGCGTTTCCATAGGTCCCGAAATACACGCATCATGCGGTATAA